CAACGTGCTGTCTTATCTGATGGCCGACAGCATCGGTGCGCCGCTCGACAACTGCTTTGATCTCGTGCGCCAGACCGGCGTCACCGTCTATGAGCTGGAGTTCATTCGCCGCTGGCTGGAGACGCTGACGCCGAAGACGTTGGGCGCGACGCTTGTCGTGACGACCAGCATCTACTTCTGTCTGGCGCAGGAAGGCCTGATCATCGCCGACATGACCTTCATCTATCGGCAACAGGTCGATCAGATAAAGGCGGCGATGGTCGTGCCGTTCGGCGACGCCGAGGAAGTCGCGGCCGACGACATGGATCAGGCCTCGTTCCAGGCGCTGATCAGCCTGCATGCGGCGATTACCAATCACCTCGTGCAGACGGCCATGCCGCTGCCGCGCATGGTCGGTTATCAGTTCGGCAGGGTGATGCCGTCGCTGGTCCTGGCGCACCGGCTCTATGGCGACGCCAGCCGCGCCGATCAGCTGGTCGCCGAGAACAAGATCGTGCACCCAGCATTCTGTCCGCCGGTCGGGCGCGCGCTGTCGGCGTGACGCATGGCGTATCCGCAGGAAGAGCTTGCCGAGCTGTGGGTTCGCAACGCTGGTTTCAGCGACTGGGAAACCGTGTGGGTGCAGCGCCGCTATGCGCAGGACTACAGCTGGTTCCGCTTCACTGCCGCCGAGCGCGACGTGCTCCCGCAACTGTGGACCAAGCTGCAGTTCAAGCCCGGCGATCCCTGCACGATACTGCTCGCCGGCCAGCAGGCTGTCAGAGGCTTCATCGACACGCGCGAAGTCTCCTACACGCCGACCGCACATTCGGTGATGCTGATCGGCAAGAGCCTCACTGCGTGGCCGTCGAAGTCGAGCGTGAAGTCGGACACCGGCAGCTTCGACGGCATGTCGTTTGAGCAAGTCGCGCGCGAGGTACTGGCACCGTTCTCCTACGTCGGCATCAAGACCATCGGCATGCTTGATGCGACGCCGTTTGCGCAACTGCAGGCGCAACCCGGCGAGAACATCTGGGAGTTTCTGGAAAGGATCGCCCGGCCACGCGGCGTCGTTCTCGGCTCCGACTCGGAGGGGAACTTTCTGCTGATCGGTGACCACACTGCGCCAATCGTCACCGAGCTTGTCGAGGGCGTGAACATCATCTCGTGCCAGTGCGTCATCGACTGCCAGCACGAATATCAGGAGTTCAATCTCCTCGGACAGAGAAAGGCCGACGATCAGACCAGCGGCACCGATGCGAGCGAGATCAAGGACACGATTGACCGGCCGACCAGCGTGCCGGTCTACAGCACGCTAACGACGGTCGCCGAGCAACCGATCTATCAAACAGAAGCGCATCGACGCAACGCCAATGAGGTCGTCTGGAACGAGGCGACCAAGATCACAGCGACGATGACCGTGCGTGGCTGGCTACGCGACACTGTGAACCTCTGGACGCCCGGCGACCATGTGAACGTCTATTCGCCGATGGCCATGCTGCTCAATCAGGACATGGCGATCTGGCAGGCGACCTTCACGCAGGACGACAACAAAGGCTCGATCACCGTGCTTGATCTGGTCGCGCCGTGGGGGCTGCGGATCATGAACTACAACGTCGGCACGCCAGTAAGTACGCCGCTGAAACCCGGCGGCGGCCCCGTCACCGGCTGGACGCCGTGGGGCGTCGTGCCGATGCCGACACCAACACAGTGAGAAAAGCATGCATCGCGCTACGCCACTGAGCAGCTCGTTCCGCGCCTTCGTTGCCGGCGGCGCACGCAGCGTCGTCACCTCGATCAACGACATGACGCAGATGCAGGAGATGGGCGGTCGCTTCATGGCCGGCGAGATGCGCAAGGCTCTCGAAGCGCCGCAGAACTATGGCTTCACGAGCGTCGTGCACAAGGCCGAGGAGTTCGCCGGCAAGATCATGGGGTCGGCCGAGACGTTTATGCAGTTCATGGGCGGCAACCGATCCTTCCCGGTCGCGCAGAACATGGACGACCGTCGCCATCGCCTGACCAATCTGAAAGACGGCGACACCGCGATGTTCCGCGGACGCGGCGACATGCAGCAATTCCACATGACGCAGGACGGCGGTTTCTGGTCCGGGCCGAGGGACAAGACCCTGCGCATGCAGCTCGTCGATAAGGACAGCTCAAGCAACTCGACTGTCAAGAGTGACGGCTCGCAGGGGCAGCGCGGCCAGCAGGCCGTCTATCAGGACGGGCAGAAGAGCTACCGCTTCGTCGATGTCACCAAGGACGCGGCCAGGATGAGCGGCGACGCTGTGCACCTGATGCTGCAGGACGGGCAGAAGTACGTCGAGGTGAACAACAGCAAGAACGTCAAGCTCGGCGGTCAGGGATCGCTCGCTCAGGTCATCACCAAAAAGGGGCCGAGCAAAAACGTGTTCGCGAGGTACGCATGAGATTGATCGTTGCCGTGCTTGCAGCGCTCGCAGTGGCGGGCGTCGCGCTCGCTCACGATGCGCCGAGCGGTTGGGAATATCCGTCTGATTGCTGCCACGGCGTCGGCGCTGGCGGCGACTGCCACCCGGTGCCATGCGAGACGCTGGTCGAGGAGCGGGACGGACTGCACTGGCGCAACTTTCATTTCACCAAAGACCAAGTGCGCCCGTCGAAGGATCGGCAGTGTCACGTGTGCGTCGGCACGAATGGCGACGGCGAGATGAAATATCCACACTGCGCGTTCGTACTGCCGACAACGTAGGAGTGCGCCATGATCGAGATCGCAATACACGTTCTCTGGCTCCTCGTCGCCGCCATCATCGTGTGCGCGGCGATCTATCTGTTTCTCTACGGGCTGAAAAACATCGTCAGGCTGACAATCCCCGAGCGCGTCGAGCAAGGCATCTGGTTCATCGTGCTGATCCTGATCATCATCGCGGTGCTGACCATCCTCGCCGGCGGCTCGATTGTTGGCGCTTGACGCGTTGAGCTGATGGGCAGCTCCGTCCCGGACATCAGGCTTGTTCAGCAGCTGCAGTTTCCGCAGCGGCAGTCGGTTCAGATCGACTGGCAGCTGCTCGACGACGGAACGCTCGACGACACGCAGGCGCTGGCGAGCGCGGTTGTCCTGGCGCTCGGCACCGATGCGATGGCGTCAGAGGACGACGTGCTGCCCGACCCAGACTCGACCGACCGCGAGGGGTGGTGGGGTGACTACGAGGCCGACATCATCTGGAACGCGTGGCCTATCGGCTCGAAGCTTTGGTTGCTGCGCCGCTCAGCCATTGAGCCGCCAGGATCGCGCAACGGTGCCACGACGACGGCGGTGCAGGGCTACATCGCGCAGGCGATTGGACCGTTCGTGCAGAACGGGATCATCAGCTCCTACGATCTCTATGTCTATCAGGTGAACACCCAGCGCATTGACGCGCGGATCGTTCTCTATCGCGGCCCGACGCCGCAAGTGACGATGCTCTACTCGGTCCTTTGGGACGCGCTCATCGCCGACCAGTAGACGCTGATCAGCTAATCATCGGGAACTAATCATGCCGTGGGCAACGCCAACGCTGCGCGACGTGCGCGGCTTTGTCCGTGATGCGATCCGCGCTTCGTTGGTGGGATCTGACGCCAACGTGCCTAACAGCGTGCTGCGCGTTACCTCGGACGCGCAAGGCGCGCTCTGTCATCTCACGCTGCAATACATCGATTGGCTCGCCGATCAGCTGCTCCCCGACACTGCCGAGCAAGAATGGCTCGACCGGCACGGCAACATCTGGCTGGTCAACGCGGACGGCACCACCGGGCGCAAGATGGCGAACCTCGCCACCGGCTCGGTGAACATGATGGGGGCACCGCTCACCCCCGTGCCGGCGTCAACGCAGATGATGGGCCCTAACGGCATCATCTTCGAGACGCTGACGGAAGGTGCGATCAACGACGACGGCAGCGCCACCGGCTTTGGCGCGCGCGCTGTGGACGCCGGCATGGCGGGCAACCTCGATCCCGGCATTGGCCTGCAGCTCGTCGCATCCTCGCTGCCGATCACCAGCATCACCGTCGTCGAGATGGACGGCGGCACCGATCAGGAAACCGACGAGGAGCTGCGGGCCCGTGTCCTGCAGCGCATCCGCAAGCCGCCGATGGGCGGCGACGCAGACGACTACGTGGCGTGGGCCGAGGCGGTGCCCGGCGTGACGCGGGCATGGTGCGGCGCGCGCGAGATGGGCATGGGCACCGTCACTGTCCGCTTCATGATGGACGATCTAAGAGCGGACAACGGCGGCTTCCCGACTGCCTACGACATCCAACAAGTCACGGCGTATTTGGACACGGTGCGCCCGGTCGCGGTGAAGGACCGCTTCGTCGTCTCGCCGATCCCGCAGCCCATCGACTTCTTCATCGAGAACCTCCAACCCGATTCCGAGACGCTGCACGGGCTGATCCAAGACAGCATCAACGAGATGCTGATCAACTACTCCGCGCCAGGACAGACGATTTTCGCGGCGTGGAAGTACTACGCGGTGATGAGCACGCCGGGCGTCATCTCGTTTGATCTGAGATACCCGACTGACGACGTGATGCAGTCGCCGGGTCACCTCGCGACGCTGGGGGATATGTTCTTTGACAACATCGTATCCCCTTGACCGGCACGTTCGGCGCAATGGTGACGCCT